TTGTTGATGAGGAAATGGAAGAGATGCTAAAGAATTTTGAAAAATGCGATTCGAAATATCAGCATGAACTTTTATTGAGTTTGGAAGGATTACCAAAACCGATCTACAATTTGCGAGATGTGCCTAAAGATCTGCGCAAAACGATTAAGGCTGCAATCGCTAAAAATATGCGCAAAGAGGTAACAGCATGATGGATGCGAGTCAAAAATTAGTACATGAATATGCTACCAAATACATGGAGTATATTGAGATGGTGGGGGATAAAGCCCCTGCCCTTTTGCTAGACATATTAGCTCGTAAAATCATCGAGCAAGATAAGGAAATCAATTACTATAAGAATAGGTTAAATTATGTTAGATCAACGCACGGAAGCTTGGATTAATTTACGAAAAACGATGATTGGCGCAAGTGATACTCCAATTGTTATGGGGGTGTCGCCTTGGAAAACGCCATATCAGTTATGGCTGGAAAAGATGGATTTGAAAGCCGATGTATCGAATTATGCGATGGAACAAGGCATAAAATTGGAACCCGAATATCTAGAAGATTTTAATCAGAGAAAAAAACTAGATATGCGTCCTGAAGTTATTTTATCTGAGGAATATGACTGGATGATGGCGAGTTTGGACGGGATAAGCTCATGTCGGAATTATATTGTCGAAATAAAAAATGCTTGTAAAGAGGATCATGCCGTTGCAAAAGATGGATATGTGCCTAAACATTATTATCCTCAGGTACAAAAACAGATGTTAGTCACTAAGCTAAAAATGGCTTACTATTATAGCCGTAATGGTGATGATGTGGTGATTTTGGAAGTACCAAGAGATAATGATTATATTGATAAGATCATTATCGAAGAGCAAAAGTTTTACAATTGCATGGTCAATTTTATAGCTCCGGAGTTGGAAGAAAGAGATTATATCCAAGTTACAAATGAAGCATGGTTAGAATGCGCTAGAAAGTACCAAATTGTGAGTGCGGAAGCTAGGAAATTAGCTTGTGAAGAGGAGAAATATAAGAACATGCTTATAGCAATGAGTGGTAATAAAAATAGCAGAGGTGCAGGCTTGAAATTATCACGATATAGCCGTAAAGGTGCGGTGGATTATACTAAAATTCCTGAGTTGAAAAACATGGATTTAGAAAGTTACCGCAAGCCTTCTAGTTATTACTGGACAGTAAAAATCGAGAAAAGCCATTGACGATAATCTGTTTTGCATATAAGCTAGCTGCTTCTCAGATAGGGGGGGATATGATTCAACTTGATTTATTCCGTGAAATTACGGAAGCCGAAATTATTAAAACAGAAATTTATAATCTAAAAGAAAGCCAAGATAATATCCGACGTGGATTATTTGCGCGTCATAATACTTTGTTTACCATGATTCAAAACCTTTCAAAAGAAATCGAGGAATTGAAGAATGGACGATGAAAGGGAGTTGGAATTTATCCATGATATCATTGAAGATGAATCATGGACTAAATTTTTAAATGAGGATATTGAGAATAGGTTTGTTGATATTATCTTTACTATGGATGATGAAAGTCAGCAAATCTATTCTTGTCATATGGATACCTTTAAAGGTCGATTAGATTATGTGATCGATTGCGTATGTACGCATCACAAGCAGAATTTCCGAAAAATTGAAGTAGTTCGAATACGAAAACGCCGAGAGGCTTGGAGTGAAAATGAATAAGATTTTATTGATATTATTTTTATGTTTACTTTCTTTTTACTGTCATTCCAAAGAATATACAGATGGAGATAAAAAATTATCAGTTAAGCTTCTAGTTTATGAAAACCATCTTTATCTACTTTTTGACAATCATTCAGTTGTGCATCACCCTGATTGTCCTTGTTTTGATCTACCCGATGATGGAAATCACAGCTATTTAGATTAAGCAACAGTTGTGAAAGCCGTCCATGTTGTTCCACCATTTGTATTCGAATAAGCTCTTGTAGATGAGCTACTTCCATCTGTTCGCATATAAATTGAACCTTTTGGAGCTGTGATCACACCATTAGGAGAGCCACTACCAGATGTAATATATGGACCACCTTGTACAATTATTGTACCAGCGTCTAAATATTCTGGCGTCCTTGTAGTTGTGTTGGGCGTTGCATTGTTTCCATACACATTTCCCGCGTAATAATAGGTTCCTGCCCCTGTAACAACATTTGAACCTGTTGAATTGATATTATTATGATATGCTGCTAAAGATGATCCGATAGAAATTGAAGATGCTGAAAAAGAATTTAATTCGCATAATTTTAACGTGTTATTTCCAGATCCCCCAATCGTCAAACAAGTAACAGCAAGACTACTTGTATCAAAACGGGAAAAATTTCCTTCGAAAGTATTTGTTGATGATGTCGTAACAGGAAAGTTAACAAGCGAAAATAGAAATCTTGTAATCCCTGCACTTGCAGTTGAAGCAGTCGTAGATAATCCACTATTTGTTAGAGGAGAATAAATTGCATTTAAAACGCCAGGACTTGTTTGATCAAAAAATTTTATTCCTGTTGTTGCTAAATCTCCATGGCATCTAATTAAATTTATTTGTGCACTGGAATTTGAGGATGTATAATTTATTGCTGAAGAATTCGGTGCATTTATATAGCAATCTAACAAATTCAAAATCGAAGCTGCACTTCCACTATTTACAATGCAATAATCACTGTTTGTCTGAAACCGTATTCCACTACATGTAACAGTACCGGCCGTATTATGCGTACATTTACCAACGATCGTCACATTAGGAGTTTCAGAATCACATTCGAAAGTGCATAAATTGACCCCTCCTTTCATTGTTGGATTTTCTGTATAAGTTCCCGGACGTATGAAGATTGTATCTCCTGATGAAGCGGCAGTAAGTGCTGCCGCTATAGTGGTATAATTTGCCCCTTCTGCTAGGGTTGGTGCGACAATTAGTTTTGCGACTCCATATCTATTTGTTGCGACGTTTACGACCATAAAGCTCCTAAGCTGTAATCCAAATTCCGACGATTGAAGTTGCCCACCAATCATTTGTTGAGGCCTGGTATCTCAAACTAATAGAATCTCCGGTGGCAGTTCCGGTGATCGTTCCTGCAGCGGTTGTCACTGCGCTACCAAGATGCGCCACTTGAGTAGCCGCTAATTGTATGGTTAAAATACCATCAGTTGCGACAAATTCGAGTAAATCTCCATCTGCTAATCCAGCGGTGGCCGGCGTTGTCAATGTGACAGTATTAGTTGCAAAACTTCCGCTGTTTAGAGTGATTGTCGTTGAGCTTCCTTGATCTGCATAAGGAGGGCTTTTAATTGTCAAAGTAGAACCGCTTCCTGATGTTTTAGATCCGCTACGGCCAAGTATGTTCCAATTATTAGAAGTTGGAGAAAGTGCACCTCCACTATCACCTGTTATGAGCTCACCTGGTTGGGTTGCTAAAGAAACATTTCCTGCAATGACGGTAAAATCGCCCACTGTAAATGAGGCAATTCCTTTATTAACTGCCGATGCATCTTCACCTGAGATGGTTATTGTCGATCCTGCGCCAGAGGTATCTATTCCTTCGCCACCTAAAATATTTAAATTATTTAAAGCTGGGGTCGCTAAACCTGCATCGGCGGTAAATGTAATTGGCACTGTAGCATCAAGAGTGACAAATCCGTTAGCGTCTATGTCAAATTTTGTGCTATCAAAATGGGCAACTCCATTGAGAGTAATATCACTAGCAGCTGAAACATTTGCACGTTGGATTTGAATTGTGTATGTATTTGCTGCAAGTGAATTGGTACGGATTACGTTTGTGCCAATTGAACCTGCTGCTACTTGGGCACCTGTAACTGTAATGACACCGCTTGCGTTAGCAACAACAGGATCAGTACCAGGAGCAGTATGAGCATCAACATTTACCGATTCGATAAACAAGCCACCTGCACCCGCTAATGAAACAAATCCGTTAGCATCGACAGTAAAATCTCCTGAATCAAAACTTGCAAGGCCTGCATTTGTCAGTGAAGAAATAGCTTGGGCTGATGTAACTTGCAAATGATAAGATAAAGTATTTGCTACTGAACCATCTGATTCTATTGGAATCGCATGAGCAGGAACAGCCTCACCTGTAAATGTCACCTGTCCAGAACCATCTTGCATGACAGGGCCGCCAACATCTGTAACCAAAGATGATATTCCAGCCGATCCTCCTAGCAAAGAAACAAACCCATTTGTCACCGTAAAATTAGCACTGTCGAAATGTGCGACACCATTTAATGCGGTATTTTGAGAGGCTGCAGCACCGGATTGTTGAATTTGATAGACGACTTCGGAAGCCATATTGGTGTATGTACGAAGTACATTTGCTCCAACGACGCCTGAAGCGACTTGTGCACCCGTAAATGTAATATTATCGCTGCCATTTGGTACGACAGGATCAACACCAGGAGCCTCAGCAATATCTACATTAATATTTGTAGCGCTACCGCCTCCACCTGTTACTGTGAAACGTTCTAAATATCCGTGATCGGGATTGACTGTCCAGGGCATTGTACCTCACACAAATGTATAGGAGGCTCTATCATCCCACACGAATTCGTAATCGGTGGAAGCTGCGCCTTCTGAGTTTTGAGGCCATTGTTTAGAAGTTAACGATTGATTAGCATCCCAAGTATGAAAGGCGATTTGCCATTTATCGTCTGATTCGGCAACTCCTGGCTTGGCTCTGCCGATATAAATTGGATTACCATTAACATCATTTTCACAACGTATCTCCATTTCGGATTTATAAGTTATGTAAGTGCGTCTATCACGGTCTCCATAGCTAAAAGGGCGATTTTGTCCAGTCATTTTATACCTTGATTTTTCGTAATCAGATTGAATTTGAAAACCATTTATTTCCTTTTTTTACAAACAACCACTTTGCATAAATATAAAAGGAGGACCATTTGCAGATAATGAAGTACCTGTAGCCGTTCCCGTATGTAATGTATTTGGGCATTGATCTGATATTGTTGAAGTCGTATTTAAAAGCCAATAAAATGCTACTAGTGTAGTAGTTGGAAATGCCCAAGGATTATATAAAAGTTCCTGAGCCTGAGCTTGTGATAATTTTGTTGTATAAATCAAAACGAAACATAAATTTCCATCAAATCCTTCATCATGACCACCTTCATTATTTCCAATCATAAGAGGATTGCTACCCGAAGCAGTATTACTAGCGGACCCTGTTCCTGCTGTCTGCACATTGGTTGCATTTGCATAAAAATCTGGTTTTCCAGAATTTACAGATTTATCCCAATGTGTCGAATAAAAATGCCATGCATTTAAAGTATTATTTGGATTTGAAGCTAGCATTACAACCACAGGAAAATTAACAGAAGCTATTTGTCCAGAATTATTAGGAATTTGGATAGGAGTGTAAGTCCCATCATCTCTTACAAGATCTATATAACCAGTATTTAAAGCAGTAGGATAAGCCCAAATAAAACAAGTAATTGCAGATTTATTTTTCATAATATCAATATCACTCATATTAATATATGAGGGAGTAGCTCTAACGAAAGATAAACTTGAAACACTAGTTGTTGCCATTAATTAGACCTTGGTATTTCAATGCAAAAACTTAGTAAATACATATCGCTAGCTAAATTGTTTGAGACTGAAGTGTCACGTGACAATTTTACTTCTATTATCATTCCTGCGGTCCAAGATAAAGTTGAAATTGTAGAAGTAAATGTAGCAATTGTAACATGATCTTGAGTTGCATTAATCGCTAAAGCTCCAGAAGTTATGGAAGAATAAGTCCCATCAAATGAAGATGTATCGCTTAAATTTTGATAATAGAATTTAAAACCAATATTTTTGCTCGATGCAGCAGTAGCTGCCATAAAACAAGCTCTAAATGTCACAGTTCCGCTAGTCACATCTGTTGGAACTTGAAATTTAAAATTGGCAAATTCTTCAGTAGTTTGATCAAAAGCCCGGACCATTATTTTTGTGGAATTTGTTCCACCTGTTATTGCAGTCAATGTACCAAAATTCGTTTCTAATGCCTGCATCGATGCAGCATCAAAGAATATTTCTCTTACAGGTGTCGCTGTTACAGGAAGAGCGGCCCAAGTAGCGTCTCCACGCCAAAATGTAGAAGCTGAAGCACTTGTACCTGAATTAAGATTTGTAACTGGAAGATTTCCTGTAACACCATTTGCAAGGTTAACTTGATTCCAAGAAGGGTTGTTACTAGTTCCTTGATTGCTAAGATACCGGGTAGAATTTGTATCTTTAGCTAAAGCACTATAGGTATTGGCAGCACTGCCATAAAGAAGATCGCCTTGAGATGCAGAGGTTAGACCTGTTCCGCCTTTCGTTACTGCGATAGTAGTAGCATTCCAAGTTCCTGTTGCGATTGTGCCTAAAGTTGTTATTGATGTCTGACCAACATATGTAGCAGCTAAATCAATAACAGGAGTTGTGCCACCTGTAGAAGTAATTCTATCAGCTGTACCAGTTACTGAAGTTACACCTGAAGCTGCCGGAGTTTGCCAAGACGGAAGACCACCAGATAGAGTTAAAACCTGGCTATTTGTCCCAATCGGTAATTTAGACAAAGCAGAAGCAGAAGAAGCATAAAGTAAATCGCCAGTTGTATAAGATGTTTGGCCAGTTCCGCCATCTGTAGCAGTTAATGCAACGGTAAGATCAATGCTATTGGCTGAGATATCTCCACTATCCGTAATGATAACTGAGGAATTTTTTATTAAAGTTCCGGATGTACCATCCCATCGTACTACTGCATTATCCGTTGAACTTCCAGGGCCAGAAACATCACCGCCTCCACTACCTCCCGAAGAGTAATAATCAAAGTTATTTGTGAATGGATTGAAGGTATATGGCATTGGTCTCCATTACGAAAATAGTGTTGCGCGATCATCCCAAGCATAATTAAAAAGAGCACCTTCATCAGGAAGTTGAGATCGAGTCAAGTTTGATCCTGAAAAGGTATTTTTAATAATGTACCAAGTTTCTTTGGCAGTTGAAGCATTGGGTTCTTTATTCCAACCAACATAAATGGGGTTGTTTCCGTCATATTCAATTCTTTTTTCCCACACCATTGCAATATCGAGTTGTGGGATGGCGACGCTAGCGTCGCCAATACGTTGTGACGTCATGCTTTAATTACCCATGCGGTTATAGTTACGTTACCGTTAAGAGCCGCTGCACCGTTATTTTTTAAGGTAACCACAGCTGATCCAGCAGCCCGTTTCACGCGCATTACAGTCATTTGAGCATCGTTGGCACCTTCATTGCAGGCTGTGACGAACATCGAACTTGATGTCGTAATGATGCTGTTAGTAATTGTAAATTCCTGAGAGGCTGCTGAAGCGGTTGTAAAACCTGTAAATGTGGCAGATAAAACGTTTACGTTTTGTGTTGAAGTTGCTGTTGGGGAGGCGACTGTATCAGTAGTGGGGGCAACTGTGACAAATCCTGAAGAACTAAGGTCAATTGAACCACCGCCGGTTGTCAAGTCTATACCCCCAGCTGCGCCAGAGGCGTTTAATACAATAGCATCTGCTATGGATTCGGTAGCAACTAATACAATGCTACCTCCTGTATTTGTGATATTGATATCTTCAGTTGCAGCACCTACTGCATCAATATCGATACCACCAGCACTAGAAATGATGCGAATTGCATCTACTGCGTTTTGAGAGGAAGCAATATTAATTTGTAAAGCTGCATCTACATCGATACCACCAGCAGCAGCTTCAAGGTTAATTGCATCTGCTGAAGCTAATCCGGTTGCTCTTAATGTAATACCCCCTACATCAGAAAGAAGATTAAGAGATGCTACGCCAGTACCTTGGTCAGCATGTATTTTAATAGCTTCCGAAGTTCCCGCATTTGCTCGGATGTAGATTGCATCCGACACATCTTCTGTAGAAGTTATATTGACTGATGAACCAGTAGCTACAATATCGATATCCTCACCAGCCGCTGCTCCGCTAGCCAAAATGTCAATACCACCAGCTGATGAAATGATGGTAATTGAGTCTGCTGCTGATTCGGATGAGGAAATATTGACGGATGATCCTGTCGCAACAATATCGATATCCTCACCAGCTGCCGCTCCAGAGGCTAGAATATCAATACCACCGGCAGTGGAGGTGATTTTGATTGAATCAGCTGCGGATTCTGTAGAGGTGATATTAACGCTTGAACCTGTTGCTACGATGTCAATATCTTCTCCTGCTGCTGCTCCACTTGCAAGAATATCGATACCACCTAATGTAGAAGTAATAACAATGGAATCCGCGGCATTTTCTGTTGAAGTGATATTAACTGATGAGCCTGTAGCTACAATGTCAATATCTTCACCAGCAGACGCGCCTGGTGCCGTAATATCAATACCACCTACTGAGGCGGTAATAACAATAGCGTTAGCTGCATTCTGAGATGATGCGATGTTAACTTGTTCGGCAGCATCGAGGTCAAAACCGCCTGTTGAATCGATGTTAACGGCATCTGAAGCCGCTTCTCCTGCTGTGATATGAACAGAGCCAGAAGTGCAAGTAAGATCAAGGTCTTCGCCAGCTGCTCCAGCTGCTATAATATCAATACCACCTGCTGAAGCGTTGATTACAACAGCATCGGCTGCATTTTGAGAAGATACTAAAGACATTTGAAGAGCAACATCGACATCTAGACCACCAGCGGCCGAAAGGATACGTACGGCATCGGCAGCCGCTTCTTCACCATTAATAACAACTCGGCCAGCATCAGAAACGATTGACATATCTATTCCTGCGCCTGTTGCAGTCAAATTACCCGCTGCCGAGGATGATAAAGAGACAGTACCTCCGCTAGCTGTAAGGTCTGTAAATGAACCAGCTGCCGGAGTTGTTCCACCGATGGCGCCTGCTGCAGCCATAATTGAAGGTATATTCGATGGAACTAAAGCTAGAGAACCAGACGCTTGCGCAGCTGCTTCGGCATTGGTGGCAATTTCTATAATTCCAGGTTGTGAAGTGCTCGCCGCCGGAGCTCCAGCTATTGCTACCGCAGCTAAACCTAATG